ACAAATATGTGATAAAGAGTTAGTTAATGATTTGAGAACTTTATACAATATACAACCAAGAAAGACTTATGATGCTAATTTTGAATTTCCTAACATACCTCAGATATATGAAAGAGATTTTATAAGAGGTTTTATAGATGGAGATGGGTCTATAGGTGACAGACATTTTAGTATGATTTGTAATTCACCTAAATTTGCAGAACAGATTAAAGATAGATTTTTAGAAGTTGTGCCTGAATTGAAATGGGTGATTTATAGGGAAAATAGGAAACTAACTCCTTATTGGAGCCTTCATTTCAGTTATAGTATGAAAGTCAGGAAACCTATATTTAATTATCTTTATAAAGATGCTACAGTGTTCTTAAAAAGAAAAAGGGATAAAGCACTTAATACCGTGCTAAATGCAGTAGATAAAAGGACTGCACAGTGTAACGCATAGATACTGAACCTGTATTTAATACAGAATATAATGTATCCAAGAGTATCCAACTCCTTATTTATATAAGGATGAAAATGTATGCTGAACTATAGCAACTATGCAAGAAGCTATAGAACTAGGGGATAAAAAGCCCTTAGGATAACAAATTGACACCAAAGCAAATTGGTTATGGTATGGGACTTATCTTCAATGCATTTGAAGCTATTCCAACCAGAGAGAAAGACTTGTTTGCTATGGCTCATTATGAAGAGTATAAAGATAAGAATGGTGATTCCATTTCTTATAAGTTCAAGACTACTGGTAATATGGTGGATGGTTACATTACACCAGAAGGTAAGTTTGATATTATTCTTTATGGTAAGGCAGGTTGGGATGATCAAAACAAGAAAGCAATTAAACAGTTTGTGATTGACTTTGATGGTGAATATCCTGCAAAGGATTCTATTGGTGCATTGGATGAATGTCCATTATATATTCCTAATGATTTAGGGTATGTAAAGAAGTTGATTAATAAGCATTATAACAGAGAATAATGGATAGAGAACAAGTAGTTAAGTTATTAAGGGATATACAGAATAGTCCTGGCTTTTATAATGATATTGCAAAGAAAGATGTTATACTTAACTATTGTGTTGAGCATGGTAAATCTCCTCAACTATCCATTCAATTTGTTCAGATCATTAGTATAAATAGAGTGTTACTAAATGAAATATTTCTTGATACACTAGAAATGTTGAAGAAAGAGCATACTATTAATACGTTATATGCATCACAGAATTCCATTAATAGAGGAAATAACCCAATTTTATTAATATATTAATTAAAAGAAACATGAAAGAATTAAGTAGAACAGAATTAGCAACAGTTAAAAGAACTGCGGCTAATGTGAAAACATTCAGAGCTAAGAAGGCTAAGTTAGAAGCACAAAAGGCTAAAATTGATGCAGAACTTGAATCTGTAAACAGAAGTATTGACTTGTTTGAGCAGCCAATCATTGAAGTAACTGGTGGATTTACATCAGAACAAGTACTCAATGGTGAAATGGAACTTGCTATGAGTCAATCTGTAGAGAGTCCTGCTGAAGCTCCTGTAGAGGAAACAGTGTGTGGAGTATCTGTATCAGATTTGCAGGCACAAGACAATGCACTGAGAGCTGAAGAAGCTCATATCAATCTTTTTGAATTGAAGTTAGATGAGTCAAATCCCCTACCTTTTGAAGCATAAAAAACATTTGAATAATATGAAGAAGAATAGTGCAAAAGTAATGATGGCATTTGCCAGTGGTTCAGAGTCTAAAGAACATGTAAGAAAGCTCTATATAGGTGTTGCACCTGTATTTGTTGCAGCAGTAAATCCTAACAAGACATTGCTGAGTGATTTCTACAACTTTGATGTAGAAGAGGAACCAACCTATATTAGTGAAGCTGAAGTAGGACCTGATGGTAACAAGGTTAAAGTTCCTCAGGTAAGAATTGACTTTCTTGTAGTATCTGATCCTGCAAAATGCAATGGCATTGAGATGAGAAAATCAATTACTTTCTTCATTAAGAAAGCAATCAGGTATAACAGAGATGCTACCAAGGTTCAAGTGATTGACAAGTATGGTCAGACTGCATGGCCTACAATTGAAGAGGCTAAAATTCATGCAATTCCTCAATATGCAAGTGGTCCTGCAAATCTTGACAAAGATTATAGACCTGCCTATATTGGTGAAGAAGAGTTGACTAACTTCATCAAGGCATATCTTAACATTCCTAATCCATCTTATTCTTATATAGATAAGAATACTGGTGATAAGGTTGTTAAGACTTTGGCTAATCTTGATGATGCACTTGCCAGACTTGACAACATTGACAACTATTTCAAAGGTGATTACAGTGAACTGGAATCTATCTTGAAGCTCCAACCTAAGAATGTAGTGAAGGCTTGCTTTGGTGTAAGAACAACTGATGATAACAAACAGTATCAAGCTGTGTTTACTCAGAAGTTCTTGAAGAATTCTGTTACTGACTACAGTTCTCTTGATAAAGAGATTCAAAGCAGAATAAATGCAGGTGGTTACAGTAACACTGAATTCAGTGTAGAACCTTTGCATGAATATGTAGTTGAATCAACTAACTTCAATGAAGCACCAGCTACTCCAAATGCAGGTACAGCTGAATCAGCTACTCCTTGGGCTTGGGCAGCAAATAAATAACACTTAATCAAATATTATATGTTTAGTAGTGGCACTTTTAACATAACTCTTGAAGATTTATTGAGTAAAGTCAGTGAGTCTGATATATTATATCATTATTTCGGTATTAGTGAAATCCCATGTGTTATATCTAGTCCTTTGAGAGTAGATAATGATCCATCCTTTGGCATTTATACATTAGATGGAAACAAGATATACTGGAAAGACTTAGCTAGAAAGACTTCAGGAGGTCTTTGGGATATGTTAGGTGAGTATTGGGGGGTGAGTTACAGAGAAGTTTTAAAGAGAGTCTGGGAAGACTTACCCAATATATCCACTACTACTCATGAATCAGGTAAAATGAAGAAGCCTAAATCAATCAGTAACTACAATGAGGAGACTGATTTACAATGCAGAATTAGATGTTGGAAGCAACATGATATTGAGTATTGGGAATCATTTGGAATATCTCTTGAATGGTTAAAGTATGCTGATATATATCCTATATCACATAAAATAGTCATTAAAGGTTCTAATAGATTTACCTTTGTTGCTGATAAATATGCTTATGCTTATGTTGAAAGGAAAGAAGGTAATGTTACTCTTAAGATATACCAGCCATTCAGTACTACCTTCAAGTGGAGCAATAAGCATGATAGGTCTGTCATTAGTCTTTGGACTAAAATACCCGAGTTTGGTGAAAAGTTAGTTATTTGTGCTTCAATGAAAGATGCCTTATGTTTGTGGGCTAATACTGGAATACCAGCAATAGCTATACAAGGAGAAGGTTATACAATGAGTGATACTGCAATTAGTGAACTTAAAAGAAGATATAAGGAGATTTACATACTTCTGGATAATGATGAAGCTGGTCTCACAGATAGTAAAAAACTTGCTGAACAGACTGGGTTTACTAATTTAGTATTACCTAATTATGGATATAAAGATGTATCTGACTTATATAAAGGACTACAAGACCCAAATCAATTCAAACAGGTAATCTTCAGCCTTATAAATGGAGAAGAAATAAAAAGTAATATCCCATTTTAATTAATTAAAAAAGAAAACATTATGGAAGCTAGAAAAATTTTATTTGTCCTGAGCAACAGCTCAAATCAGAAAAGCATTATGTCAGAAGCAGAAACTCTTGGTGCATTGAAAGCAGACATGAGAAGAGCAGGTATTAACTATGATGGCATGACATTCTATGAAGGTAGAACTAGAACAGAGTTGAAAGATGATGCTTCTGTTCTCCCTGTAAATGTGCCTGTGCCTGCAAAGGGAACTAATCCTGCAACTACTACTAATGACTTGGTGTTCATGCTGACTACAGCTAATAAGAAGATTAAGTCAGGTGCTTTGAGTCCTGAAAGAAAGAATGTTCTTGATGAAATCAAGGCTAAAGGTTTAGGTGCAGCAGTAACTGCAAAGTTTGGTAAGAATGCAACTCAGTGTAAAACTCCTGATTTGTTGGCATTTCTTGCAGAACAATCTAAGCCTGCATCTCAAGTAACTACAAAAGCACCTAAGGCAAAGAAGGTGGAAGAAGAAAAAGTAACAGTAGATGAGAACCCTGACATTACTATCACAGAAGTGACTAAAGGTGAACCTATTACTGGTGTTACACCTTGCACAGAATGTGTAGATAAAGTAGCAAGAGAAGTTCTTAGTGAGCTTATCGAAATGCTTGCAGATGAAGTTGATCTCGATGACGATTATGGTTGTCTTCTTGAGAAACTTGATGCAGGTGTAGTGTCTGAGGAACAGGAACAACCAACTGAAACTAAAGCTGTGAAAGAAGAAAAACTTTCAAACAGTGAAATTAATGATTTGTTTGGTGGTTGGGCTAAATAAATAACAATACAGAGGTTGGTGAGTAATCATCAGCCTCTTCTTTTTTTAGTGATACAATGAGTGTAGAAGAAAGACTAACAAATTTATACAACTCATTCATGGAGAAGCCTAACATCATTTATGGTGTATTCAAGAACTTCTTTGGTGAAGAGTTTGTAGATATGCAGAATTATCCATCATTAGATGAATATATCAACAATGCAAAAATGTTGCATTCAGAAGAGTTCATCATGATTGATGATACAATAGAAGATTCATCATTTTCCAGAATAAATATACTTGTTAGGTTTCCTGAGGTGAGAATTACCAATGAGAATGATAAGTATATAGATATATGGGAACTTTATGCTAAAGTTACAATTACTTATTCAGGTACTATGCGTGGTGATTTTAGATTGAATAGGTCTGAGTATGATTTATTTCAGTTAAGAAATGGTTATATGCATAGTCATATTAGTTCTATTCCCTTTAGCAGACTAACAGAATTTCAAAGTCCCTGTTTAGGTTCAGGACCTATTAGAGGTACTATTGCAACATTAAATGATAGTGGTATTGAATTTGATGAATTAAGATGGGAATTATTCTGTCTTGAATTAAGTAAATATGTTCAAGTTGAATCCTTAACAGGAGGACCTTATCATAGACTTGAAGAACTTGGTGGTAGTAGTATGAGAGTACAATCTGTTACATGGCCTATGTATAGAGATAATCAACTTAGAAGCTACAGCTCTCTTAACACTGATCTATATAAAGACTTTATGATGTGGTTATTGAGAAAGAAGAAATTAAAATTTGACTTTCTTAATGGTTATGGTATAGGTATGTCCTATATTCAATGGACTATATTTATAAGTAATGAGTTTATTGAATGGTACAATATAAGGTATAAAGAGGGAGAAGTAACTGCTTCCTATAGAGATTTACTTTTAGAAGGTCTATTGTATAGAGGTGTTTTAAATAACAATAAGATATATACTAGCAGATATAGTGCAGCTGATAATTACTTTCAGTATGTAGGTAGGCAAGTTTGCATATTTAAAGGTGAGCCTGCTTTATTTAAAATAAGAGAAGGTAATACAGATACGAATGATGATAATATGTCTACATTCCTAGCTCCAGTGATTGTAGAACATTTTTATAAATGTATTTTAGAAATAGTTAATTATGAGTATAGAAA